CCTGAACCCGCACCTGAACCCGCACCTGAACCCGCACCTGAATCCGCACCTGAACCCGCACCTGAATCCGCACCTGAACCAGTCATTGTTTCGGGATCCGTTGACCCACAAGATAAAAAAGAGACAAAAGAGGTTATTGAGATGGGACAGGAAGATATAGATGAAAATTCATCATTGGCCAATTTCTTTAATGATATGAAACAAGTTGTTGAAGATAAAGGTATAAAGGTCCATGAATCAAAAAATTATTCTCTTTTTGAAGATGCTTCGGAAATTGGTTAAGTTTAATTAAATTTAAATTTTAAAATTTAAATAATAAATGTTAAGTTCGTGTTTATTGTCGGGTTTAATTATAGGATCAATTAGTACATGCGTTTATGCATTAATAACGGATAAGAAAGATAAAGAACTGGGTTCCGAATATGGAGACACTAAAGATAAAAAGATGGATTATCTTATAATATTTTCAATTATTATGCTTGTTTCGGTAATTATTCTTTATTTTACTAATAAAAATAATACAGAGCAGATTGTTCCATTAAAAGGTGGATTTTCACCCAAGGTGAACAATCAACCCCCATTTTAAAGTGAATAGTAAGATTTTAATGGAAAATTTTTCTTTTTTACTCTGTAATCTTTAAATATATCTTTATTAAGTATATCTAATGGTTTAGCATTTTCCGAATTTTTAGATATAAGGATATATAAACTAAAATCATCTTCCATCTGACAGTAATTATCATTAAATTTATCTGTACACATATAATTTAAAAAACCAAGTATTCTCTGAGATATTTTATCAATATTTATTTCATCAAGTATTGTCATAGATAAACGACATAAATCGAATGAATAATTGGGTTTAATTTTTCCTTCAAGTTCTTTTTCCTTATGAAATCTTACTTGTTGTGGATAGTGATATTGACCACCTGCTTCACCGAATTTAGAAAAAACATCATTCATAAATATTTTATTTTTATAAGTGAATATAGCTCTCCCGAAATCAATTATTTTAAATATCCTCCCATGGGTTGGGATCTTAAAATATTTATTGTTCATCTTATAATAAAGGTATTTTTTTTCGGTATATGAGAACATTATATTGTTTATATGTAGATCATTGTGTGTAAATTCGTAATTTTTCTGAAGATAATGTAATGAAAATGCTATCTGGAATAAACAACTTAATAATACTTCCTCTTTAAAATCTTCATCTAATAAATAATCTTCCAATGTTCCCTCAAGTTTTTCTATGAATAAGAGTTGAATGGGTAAATTTTTAATCTTAGATATATAATCTTCATTTGAATAAGAATCAGATGAATTATCTGAATATTCTTCACCCGAATCGTCTTCGGAATCGTCTCCAGGATCGTCTCCAGGATCGTCTCCAGAATCTTCGTCTTCGGAATCGGAAAGATAAATATCCAGTTTAAATGTTTTACCAATATTATGATTAAAACATTTATCTACCTTGTAATCATCGTATTCTTCTGTGATATCGTATTTATATTCCCCTATACCATTAGTAGATCCATAAAATAATGCGAAACATGGTAAAATATTTTTTTCTGTAAGTTTCCCGAATAAAAATGAACAGAATACATCTATATAAGCTCCATTATTTATATCATTAATTTTACTAAATGTATTATAATTATAAGATCCCGGTAAATGATAATTATTTTTATTTATTAAGTTGTAGTTATTATTTATTGCATGGATAGGATCAAGTATTGGTATACTTTTACAGAATATTTCTTTTTCTACTAATATATTTTTAGAACTGTCATGTATCTGACCGCTTATAATTAAATTAGAATTATAATATTTCTCTTTTATTATATTATTTATATCTTTAATAAAATATCTTCTATCAAGATCAATGATTTTCTGGGATAAGGGTGTATTATGAATATAAAAATAAAGAGAAAAAAATGGCATATAAAATTGTATTTCTGTCATATTTAAAATATTTCTTATAGATCTATGTAAAATTTTACAATCTTTATTACTCCATTTAAAATATGAAATATTGCTCTGAATCATTGATAATATATTTATCAGTATTTTTTATAAGGTTAAACTTATAAATAAATAATAAGTTAAAATATATATAATGGAAATAGAATTAAGGAAATTTGATATAAACGATATCAAGGATGATAAAGTTGTTGTTCTTATAGGTAAGAGAGAGACCGGTAAATCATTTTTATGTAAAGATATCCTTCACAGTCATTCAAATATACCTGTAGGACAAGTTATTTCTGGGACAGAGGCTGCTAATGAATTCTATTCTAAAATGGTTCCAAAATTATTTATTCATGAAGAATATCAACCTGCTATTATTCAGAATATTTTAAAAAGACAGAGAATGATGCTTGATAAATGGAAAGCCAATAATAGCGTAGACCCAAGAGCTTTCCTGGTTCTGGATGATTGTTTATATGATAATAGTTGGACTAAAGATAAAAATGTAAGATCATTATTTATGAATGGTCGTCATTATAAAATTTTATTTATGATTACAATGCAATATGCTCTCGGTATTCCACCCAATCTTAGAACGAATATTGATTACATCTTTATATTAAGAGAAAATTATGTTTCTAATAGAAAAAGATTATATGAACACTATGCCGGGATGTTCCCGAACTTTGAAATGTTCTGTCAAGTTATGGATCAATGTACTGAAAATTACGAATGTTTAGTCGTTCATAATAATGCGAAAAGTAATAAATTACAAGATCAGGTATTCTGGTATAAAGCAGAACCCCACGATGAAGTTAAATTGGGATCCAGACAATTCTGGGAATTCGGTGAAAGAGAAAGAGATAATAGTGATCAAGTGGGAGGGGGGCATGACGGGCAATCCTCACATAAATATGTTGTTAATAAAAATTATTAAATTTACTGAGAACCGAGAGATTGAGTCCTTTTCTGTAATTCAGATATAATTCCCTCCTCGTCTCTTGGACTAAATGGTTGGGGGACAACCTTTCCATTTTCTTCAACGAAAGTGTATAGAGTTGGGAATCCTTTAATTTCAACACCATATGGGGTGGCTCCTTCTTTATCTGCATCCATATCAATTTTTATTATATGCAATGTTACTCCATTCATTTGTTTCCCATCATATTGACTTATAACAGAATCATAATCCCCTAACATATTTTTAGAATGACCACACCATGGAGCATAAAATAATACAAGTTTCATATCTTTACTAGATTTACTGCCGGTATCTCCTGATAAATCTCCCGATAAATCTGAACCTGGAGCTGTATCTTTTTCCATATTCATAACCGGGACACTCGGTTCTCCTGTTGGAAATTGAGGTCCTAAGTCAGAGGGAGAACCATCCTTATATCTAGTACCAGGTGTATATGCCGAATATTCAAGGGGAACACTCATACTTCCACTATCGAGGGAAAATCCAATAACATTAATTCCACCCGTATTCGGCAATACTTCTGAATTATATTGCTTACCCGCCTTCGCCGTTTGAATCAATTTTAAAGTCCCAGGTGAGATGTCCCGCGCCACCCCGGGGTCCCCCGGCATCATACCAGGTAATTCTTCTACTTTCGCTATCTGAGGCATGGCTGGATCTTTAGGGGGTTCTATAGTATCTTCAATAGACGCATGTTTCGTAGGTTCTTTACCTATCCCACCATAATCATGTTTTTCTTCTATTTTATTTCCATTCGGTTTCCCCTGTTCATCGAAGGGATAATCGGCGAACCCTTCCTCTCTATTGAAAAACATACATAACAAAAATCCAATAAGGACTAAGATAATAAAAATACAAGTATCATCGTCCTTACAGAACTTTTTCAAACTTTTCATAGCAGAATCAAAAACCATTTATACTTAAATAAATATTTTATTTTTTTTTAATATAAATCACTTAATTTTAAATATTCGTATCCATTATTATAAGGTCTTTTTATAATAAATGGAATTTTTTTTAATCTAAATTCTTCCTCTGCAATCAGGTAAGCATTTTCAAATCTTTTAGGATTACTTATTAAGATAGTTGATCCATTTTCTATCTGAGATGCTCTTTCACCTAATACCCTCGTTTTTTCATATTTAGTTAGCAAAACATTTTTCGTATTCATTTTCTTGAAATCATAATTTTTTAAAATAAGATTAATATCTTCAATATTCTTAACCTCACTCATAATAAATATCTTATAAAATAATAATTTTAAGTAAATCAAATTTATTTAATTACACCATTTTTGACCACACGTATTACATATGTATGTGTACTTCATATTTTCACGATCGTGTTTGATGTATTTAATTATACCCCCATCTTTACATTCCTTATTGGGACATTTTATATTTGGATTACCTTTAATAATAGGTAATGTAATATCATGATTAATATATTTATTTGAATTTATTATTTCACTTTTATCGATAGAATTAAAACCTTGAGAATAAATACATCCATCGCCTTTATAATCATCGGTTCTCTCACAAGATTTACAGAAATGTATTAATTTTTTATCCTCTGTTGTATGTAAAAATGTTAAATTGTGACACTCTTCACAGAAATGAATATCAGTTAGACTCATTATTTAATTAATATTAATTATATTATTTTAAATCAAATTTTAATAATTTATAAGCATTTCTGATAATTTTTCTTTAACAATATTATAATCTCTAATTGTAGATAAATTATATATATTAATCGATAATTTATCTTTATTGGAGTGTATTTTTTCCAAGGTATCAAGTTTTTCTAAAATATCATCTTTATTTTTTTTAAGATGTTCTCCTATGACAGATTCGAAAATCTTAAAGTTAGTTGGGATATCTGAACAATTCTTGTAAATAAGATGTCTAAATGTATCATACTGAACTATTTCATTATAGATATCATTCCTTTTACTATTTTCATTCTCAAATCCAGGTTCATTATGCAATGGATTCGCATCCAATAATGATTGTATTGATAATAGGACACTCCCTATATGCATAATTGATGTCCATTTAGGACCCGACCATGTATTAATAATCGACAAGCATACCTTACCTAAAAAATTATTATGAGATCTACCTACATATAAATTCGGATGTATTCTACATTTACTTGTTGAATAATATTGAACCTTAGGAGGGGAAAATGGGTAATTATTCGGAAAATCTATCTTAAAATATAAAACACCATTTTCAAATGGAGTATCTGGTGGACCTATAATTAAAGCATAGGCCTCCGTTATATTTTCTTCATTGAAATGTACATAAATACCTAATTCATTTAAATTCATATTATTTATTTCTTTCATATCCCTTGTGGCAATGCGTTTAATAACTTGGTTACTCATTTAAAATTGATATATTTTTAAATTTTTAAATACTTATTACAAAATAATAAATATTCGCTTAATTTTACCTATTTTTTAAAAATTTGATTTACTTAATTGAATTATAGTAGTTAATTGGAGTAAATTATTGAAAAGAATACTATAAAATATTAAGATTGTTTAAATCCTTAAAAAGAATTAAAGATTAAAATATTATTAATTCATTATGAATTTAATTGATTATCTGAAAATATTAAAAGTCCTAAAAAGTACAACAGAAAAACCTATCAATGTTACCTCCATGGCAAGTACACCAGGACAGAGAGGAAGTTATCATATTCCGGAAAATCAGATTAATTCATTCTATAAAAAAATCATAAAATATATCATACAGACTGGAGATAATATTCCACTTGTTGAGAAGTTCGGAGATTTTATCCCTTTTATTATTGATATCGACATTAAATATTTAGATGAACTTACTGAAAGACAATATACAGACGAAACAATCAATCGTATCTGTGATTTCTTAAAAGAAAATCTATCTATGTTCTTAGACATCGATGACAAATCTAAATATGAAATGTGGGTAATGGAGAAAGACAATGTTTATCCTTGTAAATCTGGTAAATACAAGACGAAAGATGGAATTCATATAATCTGCCCGGATTTAGTTCTTAAAAAAGAGAACTACCGAAAAATGGTAGAAACTATTAAAGAGCAGGGTGTTTTTACTGAGATCTTTAAGAATACCTGTGTAATTCCTCCTTCTAATAAAGAAGATCAATTATGTGATGGATGTTTCAGTGGTTGGCAGCCTTACGGTTGTGCCAAGGAAAATGAATCTTATTATAAA